AATGCTATTGCATGTCTCAAGTTTTCAACACTTGTAACATCTCCTGTAATACTAACCTCTAGTGTTCCATTCGGATCATAGAACAAGTCACCATCCGTAGAGGATGTTAACTTGGCCAATGCTGATTTTGTTAACGCCTCTGCACTATCCGCGCCTGTGCCGTCAGATGCCTTTCTAAGTAATCCATGTGTGTTCGTTCCCGAAAGTGTCACCAATGCATCATCTTCACTTAATAGCGGTAAATCTACCGCGCTCCCTACTTGAGCCGAAGGCAACGCACTTGTTAAATAATCTAATGGGTAAGCTGCTTTAAATGGTACACCACTACTATAATTACCATCTGTATATGTGTTGTTGGAACCTCCTGTTCCTGCTGAACATTCAATAAACTTTTCCGCAGTTTCTATGTGTTGTGACCTATACCACTCATCGTATGTTAAACAATATGCTGCAATAGGCAATACTGATTGCTTTAAATTATCCTGCTGCCTATACTGCAACATCCTACCTAAATCATTTTGCAATATACTTTGATCGAAATATGCCGTAGGCGGGTCCACTGTTGCGTTTCCGCTTATAAAATCCTCCCATTGCGACCATAACAATCTATTTTCTATATAGAAAAAATCCGTAATAATTTCTAACCTATGAAATATAGGTGCTATTAACGGTGCCATCCTTGTTAATGCTTCCACATTCATATTAATCACATCGCCTGGCAACACTTCAAATATTGTACTTGGCACCAAAGAACCAATATCAAAGGTTGTCTTATGATTGTGTGAGAGATTAATTGTCGAACCTCTCTGATTTTCTATTTTAATTCTATCAAATATTTGCTTCATTTTAACAACTTTTTAATAAAGCAGAGTGCCTTCCTTAACACCCTGCTTAATTCAATAATATAACCAAAACTCATAATTACCTTAAACACGTACCTCCACGCGGTACGTAATAGTACTTCTTTTTATTAGTCCTACTTTTAAACCTTTTCCTTCGACCTGCTCGGCCTCTCCTTTTAAATCTTGCCATTTTTTTATTTTTTATAGTTTATCAAAAATCCATCCTATGAACATAAACATAGAATACAATATACAAATTACTAATAATATCGCCATTATATCAACCATTTTACCTTCCTTTTTTCATCATTAACGCTTGAACTAATCTAACTACCAAATCTCCTACTCCTTTTCCTGCATTCAAACCCTTAAATATATCTCTTTCTAACTCTCTTAAATCAGACCCTGCTGACTCAAATCTCAACTTTGACTCTAACACTTTATTATATGCCTGATTAACCTTATCTCTATATGCCTTATTCGCTTTATTGTAATCCGCTTGCGACATTCCTAACTCTCTTTTATAGTGCTTCCTTTTTGTTTTATACCAATTCACATTTCCTTCTTTGGCAAAACGCATATCTCCAGTAGCCTCAAACCAATCTAATACACTATCATCCATGCTTTTCTGTGTAGCCTGATTTAAATTTTCTATTTGCGCCTGCTTTGCTTTAATATCCATATAGGATGATATAGCTCCTATTGCTCCAGCATAACTTGGCTCCCTTGCCTGTACTGCTCCTACCTCTGGACTTTTAGGCAATCCTGCTTGTCCTCCTCCTGTTCCTTTTCCATATATTAAATTAGGATTCAAACCTGCCTGCTTTAACCTTCCCATTTGCGCCAATGGTGTATTGTACTGATTTTGCAATCTCCACAACTCCAAATTATCTTCGTACTGCCTTTTATACATTTTTTCCTGCCAAGCTCTATCTCTTTCCTCTGCTTTTTTCCGGCCTCGATTTCCGAATATCGTTCCGGCTATGCCGCCAATTCCAGATACTATTGCTGATGTTGTTATTGGATCCATATTTTCTTTTTTAAATAAAACTTTTAATTATCGGGGGAACCGTTGCACATTCCCCCGAACCCCCTTTTACTTGTATGTTTTTTTGCCAT